TGACCACCATCGACAAGATCGGACTTGAGGCGCCGAAGCCCCCTGCGCAAGAACCGCTTGCTGAACCTGAAAATCCATGATACGGTGCGAAAAATAGCGAGGATTCTATGCCCAAACAGCGTGAAGAACGATTTGCCAATGCCGAACTCCGCGTCGTAATGCCGCCCGAGACGGACGCGTGCAAGCCGAAGAAAATTGCCGGTTACGCCGCACGCTTTAACTCCATGTCCGAGAACCTTGGCGGATTTCGGGAACGCATCGCTCCGGGCGCGTTCGGCAAATCGTTGCTCGACGCCGACGTGCGCGCATTATGGAACCATGACGCGAATATCGTGCTTGGCCGCAACAAGTCCGGCACCCTGCGCCTGATGGAAGATGACCTCGGCCTGCACTTCGAGGTAGACATGCCCGAAACGCAGCTTGTGCGCGACATGGTGCTGGCGCCCATCGAGCGCGGTGACGTTACTCAGTGCAGCTTCGGGTTCTACACCATCGAAGATTCGTGGGAAAATGTGGACGGCGAGATGATCCGCACGCTGCTGAAATGCGAACTGCTTGACGTGTCACCCGTCACGTATGCCGCGTATCCCGAGACTAACGTGGCAGCACGGTCGCTCGAAGCGGCCCGCAGCGCGCAGCCCCAATTGTGGCAGAATGACATCATGCGCCGTCGTTTGGAGTTGGACGCGGCGGTGTAGCAAGATTCTGGCACTCCGCTCCGTTCGCCCGGACAGCGGATGCCGAAAGGTGTTCTAAGTCCGGGCGATAATTGAGCACACGCTGAGAAGCGGAATGTTCCCATTGAAGGAGACGCAAATGAGCGCAAAACTGAAAGAACTCCGCGAAGCACGCGGTAAAGCGGTGGCAGACGCCCGTGCCATTCTGGACAAGGCTGACGCCGAAAAGCGTTCGGTCAATAAGGAAGAGGATACGGCCTACACGGCACTGTTCGCAAAGCAGGAAGAACTGCGCGGCCAGATCGAGCGTGAAGAACGCCAGGTCGAAGTCGAGCGCGAAGCTGCTTCCGCCGCATTGCGCAGCCGGGATGCTCTGCGCGATAGCGGCGCTGGTCGCACTGTCGATCCCGAAGCACGTGGCGCACACGACTCGGATGAGTACCGCGCCGCGTTCAGCAAGTTGCTGACCCAAGGTGCGCGCTCCCTGTCCGAAGCCGAGACTCGCGCGTTGCAGGCTGATAGCGACACCGCCGGCGGCTTCACCGTCGCACCGCAGCAGTTCGTGAACCAACTCATCAGGAACGTGGACGATCTGGTATTCATCCGCCAGCGCGCAACCAAGTTCCGCCTCGCCACCTCCGACAGCATGGGCGCCCCGTCCCTCGCCGCCGATCCGGCAGATGCCGACTGGACTACCGAACTGGCAACCGGCAGCGAGGACAGCACCATGTCGTTCGGCAAGCGTGAGTTGAACCCTCACCCGCTGGCAAAACGCCTGAAGGTGTCCAACAAGTTGCTGCGTCTGGTGTCCGGCACCGATGCACTGGTACGCGACCGTCTGGCCTACAAGTTCGCCATCTCGCAAGAGAAGGCGTTCATGACAGGCTCCGGCTCCAACCAGCCGCTCGGTCTGTTCACCGCGTCTGCAAACGGTGTCACCACCGCACGCGACGTGTCCACCGACAACACCGCAACATCCGTGACGATGGACGGTCTGCTGAACGCCAAGTACAGCCTGAAAGGCCAATACTGGAATCGCGCCGACTGGATTTTCCACCGCGACGCGATGAAGCAAATCTCCAAGCTGAAAGATGGCGAAGGCCAATACCTGTGGCGCGAATCTGTGCGCGACGGCGAGCCTGATCGCCTGCTGGGTCGTCCGATCGTGATGTCCGAGTACGCGCCCAACACTTTCACCACCGGCTTGTACGTGGGCATCCTGGGCGACTTCTCGAACTACTGGGTCGCCGATGCGGTTGACATGCAGGTTCAGGTGCTCAAAGAACTGTATGCCGAGACGAACCAGACTGGCTACATCGGTCGTCTGGATACCGACGGCATGCCGGTTCTGGCCGAAGCCTTCGCTCGCGTGAAGCTGGGTTAATTTGACGGGGCGGCGAGAGTCGCCCCATCTTCAAGGAGAATGACATGAATCTGAGCAAAGACATCAAGATTACCGTGGTCGAAGCCGCCGCTGCTGCGGCACAGACCGAACTCGTCACCGACGTGCTGGATATGTCCGGCTACGAAGGCGTGATGTTCATCGCCCTCACCGGCGACGTGACGGCCACCAGCGTTTTGACGCTGACCGTCAAGGGCAACAGCGCGAACAGCGTTTCCAGCCCCACCCCTGTGACACAGAAGGCGAGCACGGCGTTTACCGCCGGTGCATCTGACGCCGACAGCAAGGTCATCATGGTGGACGTGTATAAGCCCGCCCTGCGCTACGTGTTCGGAAGCCTGACCCGTACCGTTGCCGACGCAATCGTTGGCGGCATCATCGCCATCCAGTACAAGTCGGTCAACAAGCCGACCACGCAGGACGCGTCGGTGATCGCCTCCGCGTTCGGCCTGGGCGTTGCATCGTAATAACTCGGCGGGGCTTCGGCCCTGCTCCAAATTCAGGAGAGCGCCATGAGCGACGCAAGCTACAACACGAAGGTTTATCTGAAACAGGGCGGTGACGAGCAAGTCATCAAATCCGGCGGATACCTGCGCAATCAGGGGTACGACGTTGCGGCGCAACCCGACCCTACCGTCAAGACCGTCGCAAACACGCTGACCATCGCGGAATTGCTGACCAAAATCATCAATGCCACCCCGACTGCAACCGGCGCAACAGCAGCGTACACGCTGCCAACCGGCGCGCTGATCGACGCTGGTCTGACGATGGAAGTGGGCGACAGTTTCGACTGGTGCCTCATCAACAATGCACTGGCGGCGCTGGACACGATCACGGTAACGGTAGCAACGGGCCACACTATCGTTGGCAACCCCATCGTGCAGTCGCTACACTCTAGCACGGGCGGCATCATGGGCTATTCGTCGCTGTGGCGCACTCGCAAGACTGCGGCTGATACGTATATCAGTTACCGGATCGCGTAATCATGGTAGACCTGTTTGCAGACCGAGTTTCTGGCCTAGACTCCCCCGCGCAGGGGGTGTTCACACCGGCGCAAAGTGATACCGTGAATCTTGCGATCGCCACCCGAGCCATCCGTGTATCCGGGGCGGGTAACGTGAAGATTACCGGCGTTGACGGTGTGGATGCCGTGTGCGCGTTTTTGGCTGGTGAAACCCGCGCCATTCGCGCATTGCGCGTCTGGACAACCGGCACAACCGCCACGGGAATCGAAGGGATGTACTGATGCTCGGCCTCGCGCTGAATATCTGGCTCGGCTGTCTGGGCTGGTCACACGGCCTGCTGACCGACAGCTTATTGCTTGAGAACGAGAACAACGTGCTCATGGAAAATGGTTCGCTGATCGTTTTGGAATAGGGCCGACATGGTTGACACCAAAATTAGCGCATTGACGGACGGAGTGACCGCCGACCTGACCGACAGAATCCCTGTCGCGCGCGCGGGTGGGAATCGGTACATCACGCCCGATTACATCAAGACGATGATTGCGTCACTGTTTGCCCCGTTGGCATCTCCCACGTTCACCGGCACGGTGACGTTCGGGGCTGGCGCTGCGTTAAATCTTGATAGCGGAACAGCAACAGCAACGGCTGGTGCAGCCACCCTAAACAAGATGGCGGGGAAGATCACCAGCGAAGCATTGACCACTGCCGCAGGCGGCGATTACATTCTGACGCTGACGAACGATCAGGTCGCCGCCGCTGATATGGTGTTCGCATCGGTGGCAAATGGGACGAATACGGGCGGTGAGATTTTTGTCGAACTGGTGCAGGTGTCCGCAGGTTCGATTGTGATGGAAATTCACAATCATTCGACCCTCACCGCATTAAATGGCACAATCGTTATCAGCTTCCTTATTTTGAAGGCGTAAACCATGCGAATCAAGATGAAAACAGTATCGAGCGGCCCGTCTGGCTGCTTCCAGCCTGGCGACGAACGCGACGTGTCGGATGCGGAAGGCTCCGCGCTGGTGCGTGGCGGCTACGCCGACGATGTGACCCCGCGCGCCACGCTGCACGCGCCCCGCCCCATCGAAACAGCCGTCGCACCGGCACCGGAGGTTTCTGATCCTGTCATCCATCAGCCCCAGCGCGGGCGCCGCCGCTGATGTCTCAACTCGTCGTATCGACCGCACCGACCGTCGAGCCGCTGACCGTTGGCGATGTGGTCACGCACCTTCGTCTGGATGAATCGAATTACGAATTGCCTCCAAGTGCCATAACCGCTGCGCTCGCGTCGCCTGTCGCACCCGGCAACGTGGACAACGGCGCGCACCGATACCTCGCCACATTCGTCACCGCCGATGGTGAGACGCAAGCCGGTACGGCTGGCGCAGTCGTGACAGTCGCGGACAAGGCCGTGAACGGGCAAGTCGCCCTGACCGCCATCCCGCTCGGTGGCGCACAAGTCACGTCGCGCAAGCTGTACCGCACTCTGGCTGGCGGCTCGACGTATTACCTGCTGGCGACCATCGCAAACAACACCGCGACGACCTACACGGACAATATCGCCGACGCATCCCTTGGAGCGGAGGCCCCGAGCACGAACACGACGCTCGACCCGCTGCTGGGCCGCTTCATCCGAACCGCCCGCCAGATGGCTGAGACGGCGACGCGCCGCGCGCTCATCACCCAGACGCTCGACCTGTATCTGGATTCGTTCCCGTTCTGGGAGGTGACATTGCCGCGCCCCACGCTGCAATCCGTCACGTCGATCACTTATGTTGACGACAACGGCGTGACGCAGACGCTCGACACTTCAAAGTATCTTGTTGACGCAACGACCGAACCGGCCCGCATCACGCCGGCGTTCGGCGAGGTGTGGCCGACGACCCGTTGGCAGACAAACGCAGTACGTATCCGGTATGTGTCCGGATACGGCGCGACTGCCGCGAGCGTACCGGAATGTGTCAAGGACTGGATGCTATTTCAGATCAATACCATGTGGAACACGCGCCAGAAATTCACCATTTCGACTGGACGCGCCGCTTTGACGCAAATACCGAACGATTACATCGACGGCCTGCTTGCTGGTGAAACGGTCGTCGATTTCAACTGGGGAGTGAGCCATGACCATCAAATTCAACCCTGACGGCATGTGGGCGGGCGAAACCGTCGCTATCCTTGGCGCTGGCCCCGACATGACCGAAGAACTGGCCCTGACGGCGAAAGGTCACAAGACCATCGCGGTCAACCGGGCGGTGAAATTTGCGCCATGGGCCGACATGTTTGTCGCGCTCGACCCGCATCATCCGTTTTGGGAAGAAGCCGACCGCATGGGCTTCACCGGCGTTCGCGTGTGCGGCGTCGAGACTGATGCGTACCCCGATGCGAAATACGCCGGCATGTTTTACGAGCGCGTCACGTTACGTGACGGCACGCGGACTGAGATTCGCAACAACGCCCTCGCGGCGATCCGGCTGGCGGCGCGTGCTGGTGCGGCGCGCATCATCTTGCTAGGCTTCGACCCATCGCGCTACGAGGAAGTTCATGCCGCCGCCGGATTTCGTGGCCTGACCGAAGGTTTGGAGCAAATCACCGCTGAACTGGCCACTGCTGGCATCACGGTCGAACGCATTGACTCACCCGTGCAGCATCCTGGCACGCGCGCACCGCGCCGGGGCGAACAGGTAGATATCACCACATTCCCGCAGGCGAAGAAGCGGGGCAAGACGTGGATATAGGCGCTCTCGACAAACGCGCTCGCATCGAGCGGCGCGTTGTTACTCAGGACAGCACGTATGGCACGGATGTCGTAACGTGGCAAACGCTTGCTGTCGTCTGGTGCAATCTGGTCGATTCGATGCCGAGCCGCGACGAGCAAATCCGCAACGGCTTGTCCATGACGAAAGTTCGGTGCAGAATGCGGATGCGGCATCGGTCGGACGTGACGACCGATATGCGCGTGGTACTGATGCGCCCGACCGAGCAAATCTGGCAAATTATCGGCGGGCCGGCTGAAATCGGCGTTCGGGACGGAATTGAACTGATGATCGAGAGGGTGTAGCTGTGAGCACAGTGAACGTCAAAGGTTTGCGCGAGTTGAACGCCCTGTTGCAGTCGTTGCCGGTGAAAATCGAGCGCAACATCCTGCGCGCCGCAATGCGCCAAGGTGCCAAGGTTATTGCCGACCAAGCCCGCGCAAACGTCCCAGTCGCCGCGCCGTCCGACCGTAACCGCGAGCGATACGGCGGGTATGCAGGTGCGCTGCGCGACAGCGTTCGCGTAGGTGGTCGCAGTCAGCGCGGGCGCGTCACGGCGTACATTCGTGCCGGTGGCACGAAAACCAAGGGCGGCGCGGACGTGTTCTACGCGCACTGGGTCGAATACGGCACACGGCCACATGCGAACGGCAAACGTGGTTTTCATCCTGGCGCGCGCCCGCATCCGTTCCTGCGTCCCGCCGCCGACACCGCGCAAGCAGATGCGGTCGTGGCGGTCGGCAAGTGGGTCTATCGCAGACTTGAGACACGCGGCGGATTCGAGAACGCGCTGGCAGACATTTCCGTTGGGGTTGATGAATGAGCGCTCCCGGCATCGCGTGGTATAAGCTCAAGACGAACAGCGCACTGATCGCGCAGGTCCCGGCCGCACGCATATTCTCCGGCCCGATCCCGCTCAATGCCACACTGCCCGCCATCGGCGTGACGAGCGTGAGTAACGTGCCGAGCACGAACGTCAGCATGTCAAACACGACCCTGATGACCGAGCGCGTCCAGGTTACGCTCTACGCCACGACGTACCCGACGCAGAAATCAATCCTCGCGCTGATCCGCACCGCACTGGCGAACGCCCACGGCACGGTCAACGGTTTTACATGCGAGTCGATTGTGCCGTCGGGCGAAGGGCCCGACATTTTCGACGACGTGACGCTGGTTTACGAGCAATCGGCGGATTACATGGTTCGCTGGCATAGATAGTTGTTGCAACACCTGTTGTTTGTGGTAGGATTGCGAGGCAAGTATCACCCGATAACCGCTCATGCCGTGAGGCAGAAGCACACCCGCAGAACATCGCGGGTTCCCTTTGAGGAGTCACATCATGGCAGAACGTACCGTAATTGAAGCACTCAGCGGCGCAACCGTTGCAATCAGCGCCACACTCCCCGCAACATACGACGCCGCAGGCTATGGTGCGACGACCACCGCGTATACCGCCATCGGCCAGATCGAAAACTTCGGCAACCAGGGCGTGACTGCCACTGTGACCGAGTTCACACCTATCGACACCGCCGTCGTGGCGAAGATCAAGGGTTCCAAGAACTACGGCAACATGGACTTGACACTGGCCGCGCTCCCGAGCGATGCCGGACAGGACATCGTGGAAGCCGCAGCCGAATCCAGCGCCCATTACTCCATCAAGCTGACCTACGCCGACGGTTCGATCCATTACCTCGACGTACTGGTGTTCAAGTTTGAACAAGCCGGCGGTTCCGTCAACGACGTGCACAAGCTGAACGTCAGCTTTGCCATCTGCCGCAAGCCCGTGATCGTTGCACAGGCATAATCGAGCATAGGCGCGGCGGTGTCGCCTTCGCGGGCGCGCTTGCCGCGTACTAGCAGTACCGGCGGGGCCACGCGCCTCGCCACCACATCTACCCGCGAAGGAGTTTCAAAATGGACATCCGCACCAAAGCTGTACACCCCACCGCCCGCCTGCATCTGCGCGACGCATCCGACGAACTGATGTATGACGGCGAGAAAGAGGTCGCCGTGAATATCTACGGCCCAGGCTCGAAGCAGTTTGCCAAGGCGCAGGCCGCACAGACCAACCGCATGATGGATTCGTTGAAACGCAAGGGCAAGACAGATCAGACCGCAGAGCAGAAGCGCACGGAGCAGGCTGAATTCTTGGCCGAATGCACCGAGTCGTTTGAGAACCTGTCACATGGGGCGATCACCGCAGGTCACGCGCTGGCGGTGGCGGTGTACTCCGACATCGAAATCGGTTTCATCGCCGATCAGGTGGCGAAGCACATCGGTGACTGGTCGAATTTCTCCAAGCCCTCCGCGACGAACTGACGCTATACGTCCGGCACTGCGCATGGCTTGATACGGTGCCGGACGCTCCGAAAGGTTCGGAGAAGAAACAAGAATCGCGCAGGGCGGTGATTATCAAGGCACTAAAGTCAGAAGTGCTTGAAATGCCAGAATGCGACGCTGCGCACATTGTCGCGTACCTGTTCGAGATTGGCCCGACTCTGGCCGGCGGGATGGGCGAAGTACCCGTGCCGGAATCAGAAATCGAATCGTGGCAACGCAACACCGGAATCGAATTGCAATCATGGGAGGCTCGTACTGTGAAACGTCTGTCGCGTGAATACCTCTCTGAATCGCAAGCCGCGACCGAACCGAATCGTGCGTGCCCGTGGCCCGACGCGCCGTATGCTGGGCTGTACATGTCGATTCGGATGCAATCGGCAATCGCGGAGATGGCGTCGTGATCGCGGGTCAACTTGAGATTTTGCTTTTTGCAAACATTTCGAGGCTCAGCGACGATATGCGCAAGGCTGAGCGTGTCGTCGGCGACAGCATGGGGAAGGTGGAGAAGTCCGTCGCCAGTGCCAAGCAGGCAATGCAATCGCTCGGCATGGGTCTGTCTCTCGGACTCGTGGCCAATACCATGCGCGTCATGGTCGATTCGTACACCAAGCTCGACGCACAACTACGTCTGAGCACCAAATCGCAGCAATCCTACAACCAGGCGCTCGCCGACATCCGCCGCATATCACAGGTCGCCCAAGCTGACATATCTGGCACGACGATGCTCTACACGCGCCTGTTGAACGTGATGGAAGGCTCGGGCGTGGCGCAATCGAAGCTGAACACCGTCACCGAGACGATCACGTTCGGCCTCAAGGCATACGGCGCGACCGCCGCAGAAGCCGCATCTGCGTCGTTGCAACTGTCACAAGCGATGGGCGCAAACCGGCTTGGAGGTGAAGAGTTTCGCGCCGTAATGGAGGCAATGCCTAACGTGATGAAGGTGCTGGCAACCAGCATGGGCGTGTCGATTGGCGAACTGCGCGCGCTGAGTATCGCTGGCAAGATCACCGCTGCCGAGATGGTGAAGGCGTGGGGTAATCCTGAAATCGCGGCGCAGTTCCGCAAGTATGCCGAGAATGCCCAGACGATCACTGGTGCCATGACGACCGTGCGCAACGAATTGGTGCTGCTGATTGGTGAGTTCTCGAAGGCTACAGGTTTCACCAGCAGTGCGATTTGGATGTTTAACGCTCTCGGTACGATTGTCAAATTTGTTGCAGACAATATCGGCGTTCTGGTTAACGCATTCATAGCCTATGTGACGGTCGTTGGTGTGCGATTTGTACAGTCGGTCATTGCGGCGAGAGCTGCGCAGATGAACCTGAACGCTGCGCACGCCGAGGCGTTGGTGACGAATGTGGCTGTTGCGCGAACGAAAGATGCTCTGACCGCTGCCAACATGCGCACCCTCGGTTCGATAAACGAACTGGCCGCCGCCGAAAAACTCCAAGCCGCCGGATCGTTGTCTATCGCCGGACGAATCGGTAAAGCTGTCGGCAAAGCTGGATGGATCGGTATGGCGTTGTTCGGAGTGTGGACTGTCGTGGATTTCCTGAACGGGATGCAGTCGATTGCCGATGGTGCGAAAAAGACTGCTGCTGATCTGAGCGGCCTTGGGATCGTGCAGTTGCAGTTGTTGCGTAATGCGCAATCCCTCGCGCTACATAGCGCAAAAACTGGGTTCTATTTCGACAAGTCCAAGCAACAGAACGACCTCGAAGAAGCAACACGACTGATAGCATTGTATGACAAGCAGGTTGCCGCATTGGTAAAGGTGGAAGCCGCCAAAAATGCCCCCGCAGGTGGAATCACATTCACCGGTGACGCTTCTGTCGTCGTTAACCAGATGGCGGCATTGAACGAGCAATTCGCCAAAGGCGACATGTTGCAATCGACGTACATCGCGCGTGTTCGGGCAATTTATGCCGAGGCGTACCCTGGGTTGGTCACAAGTGCGAAACTCGCCACTGCTGCGGTCAAGGATCAGAATGCTGCGCATTTCGACTACATGAAGACCATCGGCGATGAGACTCAGGCCCTGATAGACAAAGCCTCCGAATCGGAACGCGAATTGCAACAGATGGGTCTTACCGACGCGCAATTGTCCGCGCTCACTCAGTGCCGGTATGACGAACAGATTGCCATCAAAGAGACGGAGGCCCGCCGCCTGTCCGAGGTCGCCGGACGCGATGCCGAAGTCGCCCTGATTGAAATGCAGATCGACGCGCTGAAACGTCTCAAGGCTGCCGAGAGCAACAAGACCATCGAACGCGAACGTCTGGCGCGCATCAAGCGCGAGAAAGATGCGAACGAAGAGATGTGGAAAACCATCGAGACAACTGCGCATGACACATGGAACCGCGTGTGGAATGAGGGGCGTGACGCATTCACCAACATCGGTAAAACTATCAAATCTGCAATATACGACCTGCTGTATCAAATGACACTCAAAAAGTGGATCATTGGGGTGTCTGCGACGGCAACTGGCGGGACGGCTATGGCTGGTGGAATGGGTGGTGGAGATGGGGTTGGCGGGATCGGTAGTTGGCTACAGGCCGGATCGTCGATTTACAATGCCATAAGTGGGGGATTCACCAGTCTCGCCACATCAATCTCAACCGGGATCGACATAGTTGCAGGCGCAGCCTATGACGCGGGGTTGTCCAGCATGGGGGAGGTGTTAGCACAAAACTCGCAAATGCTCGGGTCGGTGGCGTCCTACATTGGGGCGGGTATGGCGGGCATTGGTATCGGTTCGATGATCGCTGGAAATAAAGAACTCGGCGGCATGAGCGGAACAACGACGTCTGCAATCGGAACAGGTCTCGGCATGTTGATTGGTGGCCCCATCGGCGGCGTGATCGGTGGGGCAATCGGCGGACTTGTAACGTCGATATTCGGTGGTGGGCCTATGGAATATGGGCCATCTGTATTGAAAGGCACGTTCGCACAGGACGGGTTCGCTGGTAACATTGCAACGCCGTGG